CTCCGCTATTTCTGAACCGATCTAGGAGCACAAAGACCATTCACTGAACTCTGCAACAGGACCAAAGTTCTGCAGTTCATAGGTGATACGGAGTGGTGACCCTGTATTCCCCCAGACCTTATTCCAGGTGGATGCCAATGCGAGTCAAAAATGCACCTCTGTGGACAGTGCTTGTTTCAGCGTGAAACCTAACGAACCTGGTGAATCGCTGTTACATTCCCCACATTGCCATTTGTAGCTCGTATTTCGCTACCATTTGAGTTGTTCGAGAGGCTGGTTGAATTGGATTAACGCGTGCGGCAGGTGTACATGCAGCACACCACTCAAGAGGCTGTTGTTCATGACACATGGATCTACTTAACCCTATCAACGACATCCCCTCCCGCCGGAGTATCATGAGAGGCAAAGAAGCTCTCAAAGATGCTCTACATAGAAACTTACTTTCTGAGCATGATATTGCTTACATTAAAGTAGCCACCGACCCTTGGCATGATACCAGCATAGAATCTTTTGTTGGCATTCCTGACGAGTATATCGGTAAGAGCGTAACTGAAGTTATCACACTGACTTATGATGTGAAGACTCCATTTACAGCCGGATCAGGTAACTTTAATGTGAGAATCAATAACAACCCCATGCTCGGAAGTTTGGGTCTAATCAAAAGCGCCTCCTACGGACCTTGCATTACAAATGAGGTTGGTAGCGCTGGCCCAGTGAATACCCTTCAACTTGGAACTATCGACATCCAATATTCACTGACTTCCAATTTCGCCGATTATCCCTCGGCTACAGCATCAGCACATCTGACATTACCTGAAGAGGTTCTTGTTGGGAATGTGAAGGTTGCTGGCTGTGGGATAGAAGTTGTGAACACAACATCAGACCTGTACAAACAAGGTTTGGTATCAATAGCACGAGTGCCACAGCCATGCTCATCCACCTTCATGAGTCCTAAGATCTTTGGGAACAATACTGGTGGAACAGCTGGTGTCTTCACACACCTCGATGTTATTCCTGTCGTCTCAATGCCCACTACCCCGACTGAGTTGACAACATACCCCGACTACAAACAATGGGAAGCGAAGGAAGGACTTTATTCCGTGGTTCGTCAATATGACTTTTTGGCTAGTGCCCCCTTAGGGTGGCGCGGTGTCATGAGGTTTACCGACGTCGAGCCAGGAGGTAATGGACCTTTATCTACCTACGCATTAACAACCGTAGATGTTGATCGCCTGAATTGGGTGACGTCTGGAACCACAGGCGCGCCCGTTGGGTCATACGTACAGAACAAGGGTTGCTTACCATGGCCCTGTGATTCACACGTATCAATGTTTATGGGTCTTTCAGAACAAACTACACTTTCGTTGAAGGTTAAGTTTTATCTTGAGAGACGAGTTAACACCAGCATAACGGCTCTTCGTGCGCTGGTCCCATTTGTTAAGGATAGTCCATCTATTAACCCCCTAGTCCTGGAGCTTGTATCCAAACTATGGTCCGAATTACCACCTGCGGTTATGTTCAAAGAAAACCCTGCAGGTGAGTGGTGGGATCGAGTTCTAGGCACAATCGGGGAGATCGCGCCTTCTGTTCTTGGCATGATCCCCCACCCTCTAGCTCAAGCAGCTGCATCAGGAATTAAGATGCTGGCTGGCAACAAGAAAGTCGCTGAACCAACAGGACAATCTAATTCCGAGTTGAAACACCAACTCGAAGAGCTTAAAGAGGAGCTTCGACAGAAGCATTTAATTGATGCAAGACGGCGTGCAGCAGCTTCATCAACCAACAAGACCAAACCGGCACCTAAAACTGTTGTTCAAACGAGGAACAACAAGGCTGTCCGGGGCGGCAAACAAAAACCTTAAACGGAGATGAGTCAGTCTCTTCTGCAGAAAACGCTGCGGAAGATGTTGCGGACTGGTCACTGTTGACTTGGGACGTGGAAATAACACACAATCATTGAACTGAGGTCAAGGTAGCCTCTTAATGCCCATACTTTAGGACTGGATTTCCAGGCGTGGCGGTCAGTGGATGTGTTGGGAAACATATCAACCCTTCAACATACTATGATTCAACATCGGAATCTCCATGCTCAGCATTGGAGACTGACAAATCTAGCGCCCAGCATATCGGGACACAGCCTGTGTATGGCACAACCTGCTCGGAGAGCACCCCTTAA